TCCCGGACGAGCGGGTCCGTGCCGTGGGTGTAGGTGTTCGGATCGATCAGGTACAGGTTGCCCTGCGCGTCGCCGGCGTACTGGCCGTCGTTCACGTAGCACACCGACGTCACGCGCAGCGGCGCCCAGCCATCGAACCAGTCCGCGCGCTCGTGCCACTGTTGCATCGCCGCGTCGTACACCAGCGTCGTCGACAGGCCCGGTGCGTTGATGCCGATGAACTCGTGCCCGTCGACCTGGTACGTCCACATCGTCGCCGCGCTGATGTCGGTCGACTTGGCCAGCATCTGCTCGATGGCGCGCGTCGAGACGCGGTTGGGCGAGTGGCCGGCCATCTGGTACACGACACCGCTGCCCCTGCGTGTCTGGCCGATCCAGAACACGGAGTCGGCGGCGACAATACAGGCGCCCGTCCCCACGCATCCGACATCGATCTGAGCCGAGTTGTAGCGCTCGAACGGAAACAGGGCGCCGCCGCTGTCGATCCAGATCTCGGTCGTGTACAGGCCCAGCAGGATCAGCTCGCGGTGCGACACGAGGGCCGCGACGATGTTGTCCGGTTGTGCATCTGCAGACGAGAAGTCCAGCGCGTCGAGTGAGCTGGCGTCGTCCAGCGCCGTGACGTAGAACTGGTCCGTGTCGGGTGCCACGAAAATCATATAGCCGTCGATGTAGCCGACGGTTTTCGAGCCGCGCCACCCGGACGATGTGATCGGCGCCAGAGTGTTGGTGACGAGGCTGAACACGTAGCCATTGGCCCCGCTCACGATCACGAGCTGCGTATTGTTGTGCGACATGCCGACGGTGCCGGTCGTGCTCGACAGCGTGCCGCGATCTACGGCGGCGCCGCTTACGATCTCGTACAGCGTACCGCCGGCAACGACGAACCAGCGACCCTCGACGTTGCGTTGCCCCTGGAGCTCGGCGCCGAGCGACAGGTAGCTTGCCAGGCCGGGCGCCGACACCTGGTTCAGCACGCGCGTCTCACCCAACCCCTCGATCTGCTCGAGGTAGCAGTTGATCGCCGTCTGCACAGCCGCCTTGCGATCGTCCAGGTGGTAGCTCGGGCCGATGCAGGGAATGAAGTTGCGGCCGCTCATCGGTTCCACCCGGTCAGGATGTTGCCGCCCGCGCGCGGCGAAAGCGGATTGGCGCCGACGATCGCCGGCCGCACGTTGGTGTTCTTGACGTTGAATAGTGCGCGTTTCTCGGCCTGCAGCAGCCCAGGCGGCACGCCACCCAGCAGCGACGGGGCCATGGCCACCGCCAGCGACGCGGCGAACGCGCCCTGGTAGCCGGATGGCAGCGTGTACGACGTGTCGAGGTCGGCGAAGCTGGAGAACGGCGCACGCGTGAGCAGGTTGATCGTGTTGCCGCTGGCGGCCGGGTACAGGTAGACCGTCGCCAGACCGTCCCACGCGTAGACCTCAGGGCGGCCACTCTGCGTCTTGAGCCGGATGTCGTTGTACTGCTGCATGGTGATCGGCGTCATGGGGAGCCCGTCCGCTTGCGCCGAGATGATCGCCTCGCCGGCGGTGATCGCCGCGAATGGCGCGGTGCCGAGCGTCAGGCTCGTGCCGGTCACGGCGCCCGAGGTGATCACGTCCTGCGGCGCCATGTCGCGGCCCGTACTCCAGTCGTCGGCGATCGCGTTCAGGCGGCGCAGGCAGACGGCGGCCAGGTCGGCGTCGAGTACCTCGCCCGGCGACAGCCTGTTCATGCCCTCGAGCGCGAGCGAAATGATGGTGCGGGCCGTGGTCATGGCTTACTTCGCTGCCGTCTTGGTGGTCTTGGCCGATGCGGCCGCGTCTTCCTTCGGCTCCCAGGCCGGCCCGTAGCCCCGTTCGGTTAGCGCCTGGTGTTCGGCCTCGTCGTTGGCGACGGCGAAGCCGATGCCGTCGATCAGTTTCATGTCGAGTGGGTACACGTTTTCTCCTTTCGGTGAGGGTTGCGGCCCCGGCCGGAACCGGGGCCGATGGATTACGAGGTGGCGAACGGCGTGGCAGCGGTGCCAGTCTGGTTCATCACGGCATCGACTTGCCACTGGGTAGCACTGATGGCGGTGAAGCGGATTCGGTCGCCGATGATGCCGCCCGTGGTCGTACCGTTGCCGTTGATCGAGCGGTGCGTCGTGCCGTTGGCAGCAAAGAATTCACCAGTCGTCGCCCCGCTGTTGAGCAAGGCGGCTCCGCCCAGCACAAACGTGGTCGCAGCGTCGGTGATCACCTTGGCCGAATTCGAAGTGATCGTGACGCTTGTCGCGAACTCGAACTGCATGCCGACCGCCGGAGGGGGCAGCGTGTACACGACGCCGGCCGCAGAATCGAACAGGCACAGGGCACCAGATTCGTCGGGTGCCAGGGTGCGCGTCGCGCCGACGCCGCTGATGACTTGACGGTACTGGCCGGTGCCGATACAGGGGCCGCCCGGATTGAGGCGGGGGATCGATGGGATGGCAGCCATGATGTGTCCTTTGAAAAGAAATGCGGGCGAGAGCCCGCGATTGGGTTAATTGGTGCGGCGAACAGCGAAGTTGGGCAGGGTCACGGCGGCGCCCCAAAGGATGTCGAAGCGGCTGATGAAGCGGTTGTTGGTGATGTCGTAGCCGCGCACGAAGCGCAGCGACACGCCACCTTCATCGGCCAGCGACGCCTGGTAGGCCATGTCCATGCCGCCCGGCAGTTCCTGCTTGGGCGAGACGAACGTGATGGCGTCGCGGTGCCACACCATGTTCTGGGTGTAGGTCGTGTTCGCGGTGCCGGACGTGATCGTGATCGGCGCGTTGTCGGCCGGCCGCGCGGTCACGTTCTGGTACGCGCCGCCGGCGATGATGGCCGGGCTGCACACGATGGTCAGATTGCCGGAGCCGTCCGACGACGCGTCAGCGGTCACGAGAAACGACTGCAGCACGCCAGTCGATGCCTTGGTCTCGGGGTTGACCGAGTAGACGCCCGAGATCGTGAAGGTGTCGCCCTTGTTCAGGCGCTGCGCCGCAGCGGCCGTCCAGCCGTCGGTGATGAGGTTCGTCGTTGCCGCATACGGGTTATCGGTCGAGCCGACGTTCATGGTGCCCTGGTTCGCTCCGTTGACCAGTGGAGTGCCGCCCAGAGCGCCGACGGTATGCGAAGGCACGTTCTGGCTCATCGCGATATCCAGGCCGGCGCCGGTCTTGATGACGCCGGTCTTGTACTGCTCGGCCAGAACGCTCTGGTTGTTGAACAGGCCGGACAGGCCGGCCACGATAGTGGCGTTGGCGCCCGGCTCGATGGCGGCCATGCGCTTGCCGTCGCGCGGCACGCTCATACGGTCGAGCGGAACGCCGGCCTGAAGCAGGTCGGCGAAGGTGGCCGGCGGCGTGCCGGGCGTGCCGACGATCTGGTGCGTGCCGTTCTTCAGCAGGCTCCCGATACGATAGTCGAGCAGCGCACCCAGCTTCAACCCGGCGGGCTCCAGGTAGCGTTCCTTGAACGCCTTGTTGACCTTGCCATCGCTGCCGATGGAGGTGGCCAGATCGGTCGAGCCGACGGCGAAGTCCAGACCCAGCAGCGGCTGCAGGGTGACGGGCACGCTGCGCTCGGTGATGTCCTGCACGACGGCCGTTTCGCCATCGCGGTGCATGAACTGGACCGGTGCGCGGGCGTTTACGGTCTGACCGGGCTTCAGGTCCTTCTCCCATGCGTCCTTGAAGTCGGAGTTCATGTTGCCCAGGAAGGCGCTCTTGTTGTGCGCGATGCGCAGGACTTCGTTCGTGATGATCTGCGAAGTTTGGTATGCATTTGCCATGGATGGCTCCTATCTATCGTTGCGCCCGTTCCTGGGCGTTCGCCCAGGCGATGTAGGCCTTGGTGTCGGATGGATCCGGCATGCCGTTGGTCACGCCGCCGCCGCGCGCCGGTTCGATCGGCGCGGGCGCATTGCTGGGCTTGGGCTTGGCATTCGATTTCGCGGCCTCGATCTTTTGTTCGATGCGTGCGATCGCGCGCCCGGCCTGCAGCGCGTTCATCTTCGAAATGCTGGCAGCCTCGTCCGCGTTGTCGGGGTCGGTCAGGTACTCGATGACGTCCTTCGGGCTGTCCGCTTCGAAGATCGCGTCGGTGGCGGGCTTGGGCGCGCCGCTGCGATCTGAGAGGCCGCCAAAGGCGTCGTCCAGTTCAGCCGAGAGGTTGTCGAACTTCTCCTGGCCCCATTCCTTGGTGAGCGAGGTAACGACCCCATGCCGGCGCTCGGCCTCGGCCTGCTGCTCGCGCATCGTCGGTGCAAGCTGCTTGGCCTGCTCTGCGATGCGGCGCTCGAGCTCGGCGCGGGTCAGCGTCACGGGTTCGTCATCGTCCGCCTGGTTGTGTTGCTGTTGCTGCGCCGGCGCGGCCTGCACGGCCGCCTCCAGCTCGTACCTCCGGCGAGTCAGGCTGTCGACGCGGCGGCGCAGGCGGTCGATCTCGCGCTGCTCCGGCGTCTTTTCCTTCTTCGCCTCCTGCTCCTTGCCTTCGCCGGCTGCCGGGTCGACCTGCTGGTCGGCGCCGGGCGCGGCAACATGTTCCTGTTCGGTCGAGGTCGCGCCCGCCGCGGCGTTGTCGCCAGTTGGCAATGCGGTGTCTTCAGTGCTCAAAGTCATGCTCCTTGTTGAGGGTCAGGCAAAGAAAAACCCGCACTCGGCGGGTTCGTGGGTTGCTGCTGTAAAGCTGGATCGGGTTGATCGGGCGCCGGCTCGGGCGGCGCGGCAGCCTCGGGCGCGGTCGGCTGGTCCGGATCCGGCGCGGGCGGCGCAGGCTCATCCACCGGCTGCGCCGGCATCTCGGACGGCAACGGCGCCGGGTGGCTCAGCATCGTGTCCACGGTCTCGGCAACCATGAGCCGGATCTGGTCGGGCGTCATGGCCGCGCTCGTCACCTGCAGGCGCTTCGTCTCAGCCTCGTACGCCTTGATGTCCAGTTCGCGTTCTTTCGCCGCCAGCTCGGCACGCTTGTCGTTTAGCTGCTGCTCGGCCTGGTCGGCCTCTGCTTGGGCGTCGTGCGCATGCTGGATCGCTTCCTTCAGCGCCGCCTGCGCCTGCTGTACCTGCTGGATCAGCTGCTCGGGCTTCGGCTGCTTTGACGTGTCCGGGTTCAGGATCGCCTGTACCGGCGCTGGCGCCATCGCCGTCAGCACCTGGGCCAGCTTGTCCGCGTGCGGGATGTCGAGATTCTGGGCCCACAGCGGCGCGATCGCCGGCGTCATGTCCGGGTTGTTCCGCATGACTTCGGACAGCGCCGTCTGCGCCTGGCTGCGCTGCGTGCTGTAGCTGGCACCTACGACCACGCGCACGTCGTACGTGCCGACGTTCGGGTTGATGACGACGCCCTCGTCGGTCTGCTGGAAGGCATGCTTCTGCTCCGGGTCGACCGTGATGCTCCCAGGCTTCATGTCGATGCCCAGGATGCGCTGCTGCCGCTTCGTGTCGATGAGCTTGGTCGTCATCTGCACGGCGATCCGGCCCACATGGCCCAGCGACGCGGCGAGGTTTTGCGGGAAGTGCGCCGTGGACGCCTCTCCCTGCTCCTTGCGCGCATCGATCGCGACGCCGGATTGCTCGTTGCTCGGCGCGCCCAGGTTGGCCTGGTACATGCCGATCGTCGCCTCCAGATCATGCAGCGCCTGCTCGGCGCCGACGATGTGGTTCTGGAGATTCACGGCGACGTTCGCCCGGGTTGGCGGGGCGATCGGCTGACCGTCTTCGTCGACGTCGTTGTACGGCAGGTAAGCGCGCGACTCGATCGATGCGCGATCCCAGATCGGCTCCAGGCCAACGATCGCGCGCGCGGGCACCATCCATGGCGATTTCGGCGCGCTGCCGATGTACGCCAGCTGCTCGCTCATGTGGTAGTTGTAGGCGCGCTGGGGATTCCTCGCCCGGCGCGGAATGCCGCAGTACGTCATGCGGCCATCGCTGATGCCCCAGTAGCCGTACACGGGCACGATGCCGATGTGATCAGCCGGGTACAGCCCCTCGCTGCCGTCGGCGTTCTTCGCCGTCTCCAGAATGGCCGTGCCGCTCATCGTGCGCCACTTCACACACTGGTACTTGTCGCGATAGCTGCGCAGGAACTGCAGTCGGGCCCCGGCATTCTGGCAAGCGGCCCAGTATTCATCCTCCGTGCCGCTGACGTCCTGACCGTCGACGCCAACCCAGACGATGACGTTGCGGGTCTGCTCCTCCTTGTACCATTGCTCGGCAACGACGATGGACTGGCGTTCCGACTGCCCATCCATGTTCCGCTGGTCGGCGCCGAAGCTGACCTTCTCGGCCTTGGCGCCATACTTTCGCTCGAACTCCCGCACACTCATCGAGGTGAGCAGGTAACCGAACGTCGCATCGCTGCCGTCAAGCTCCACGCTCCACGGATCGAACACCACGCGCAACGGGTCCGCCTCGGCGTAGATGCGCGGCTCCTGGTAGCCGAGCGCCCGGTCAACGTACACGGGCCGCACAATCAGGTAGCCGACGCCGGTGCGGGCCGCCGAGGTGGCCGCCTTCCCGTAATGCGTCTGCGCGCGGCTGGCGTATTCTATGTGGCGTAGCACACCGTCGAGGTGCTCCGACACCTTCACGTCGGCGCCGGAGCCCACCGGCACGGTGTGAATCGCTGGCGGCGACTTGATGATCTGGCCGGCGACGTTGGCGACGTACTGGCCAGTGTGGTCCATGACCAGGCATGGCCGCGCGCCACCCGGGTCGTTCTCGCGCTGCCGTTTGATCGCCTCATCCCACTGCTGCGGGTTCGACGGATCGGAGAATTTGAGGTCTTCCTCGATCTGGATACGCTGCTCGCGCGTGGCGTCGAGCGCATCCTGGTACATCTCCTGCGCCTGTTGTAGATCGTTTGCCATCAAAGTGCCCTTGCGCCTGAAGCGGCGGATTTTGTGAAGTCGTGCTTCGGTTTCTTCTTGTCCCGGACCATGAAAGACATCATCAAGCTGTCCGCCATGTTCGGCGACGGGATCTTCTTCGCACGCATCTCGTCCTTGCTGACCAGCTGGATCATCTTCGACCCGGCCGTGCGCTTGCGCTGCTGGCGGACCAGTTCCGTCTTCAGCTGTTGCAGATCCTTGATGTCGCTCGACAGGCTGATCATCGTCGCCGGGTCGTGGTATTCGCCCTTGACGACGGCTTCATAAGTTCGCCGGAAGCGGTCTGCCAACAGCCACCAGCCCATCGCGCGCAGGTTGCGGAATACGTCGTCGTTTTTCCGGTCACCCTCATAAATGCCAGGCCATGGCGAGTCGCCGGCGCCGAAGCCCTGCACGTCGATGTCACGGCCGGCGATGCGCTCCTTCAGGCCGACCTTCACGCCGGCGCCGACGCCGATGCTGTCGTACACGATGATGTCAGCGCGGTAGTCGAATGCGTCATCAAAGGTACGCGTGACCGCATCATCGATGTCGCCATCGGTCCAGCGCTTCACGTCCTCGACGAGCATGCCGTAGCGCTTCGTGATCGCCTTCGCGTCGGTGCCGCTGTCAGCCGGGTCGAATCCAACCACACGGTCACCGCGCGGCTTGTATTTCAGCTTCTTGTGCGCGTCGACGGCCGCATCGATCCATTCCGGTTCGATCACCGAGTCTTCGTAGTCGGCGTTGCATTCGCCTTCCCAGACGTGCAGGTACTTCTTAAAGTTCGAAGCCTTGTCGCGCTCCATCTCGACGCGCAGCACGTCGGGGAATTTCGGGTTGTCGCGCCACGACACCTTGCGAACGTACGTGTAGTCGTCTTCGTAGACGCCAGGACGGCCTGCGGCGATCTCGCTGTTGATGTAGTCGATGTACGGCAGGACGAAGCGCTTGTAGGTAGGCGCGTCGGGCTCGTTCGGGTTGAAGCTGATCCAGATTTCCGAGTCGTTCTCGCGGACCGTGGGCACGAGCACCTTCCAGCTTTCCTCGCTAACGTTCTCGGCCTCCTCCACCCACACGACGTTGTAGCCGAACTTCGACTTGATCGAAGCGATGTTGCGCGCCAGGCCGACAAACTTGGCTTTCGAGCCGTTGCGGCCGTAGATGCCATCGTTCTGCACATCGAAGAAGTCGGCCAGGCCCATCTTCTCGATCTTCGCTTCCAGCACGGCCTTGCTGGATTCCTCGATCGAGTTCTGGAACTCGCGTGCGCACAACAGCTTCGTGCCGTACTGCCACATCATCCACACCAAGATCTCGGCGATTTCCTCGGTCTTCGCGCCGCCGCGGCCGCCGAACGGAACCTTGACACGCTTCGGGTACAACAGGAACTCGAAGGCCTCGAAGAGCTCGATCTCCAGCGGTTGTTCCAGCGCGGTGCTAATGCGGGCCTA